GGTAGAGCGCATGGCTTTTAACCATGTGGTCGTGGGTTCGAGCCCCACTGAGAGTGTTTAGTTATTTTTATAAAATTAAATAAAATATTTTAAAAATTAATAAAATGAGTACATAATTAATAAAAAAGTATAAATTATTAAAAGTTTATAAAAGTTATAGAAAAATAAAATTATGTACTCATTTTTTAGACTTGGCTTTCATTAATTCTTTCTTTTTAGGCTTAGTTTTTTTATCTTTAACTTTTTTAGACTTGGCTTTCATTAATTCTTTATATTTTTTTACAGTTATAAGCTTACCTTTATGTTTTAAATATTCTTTGCGATCGCCTGGTATTTTATAAATACATCTTAATTTACCCAATATTTCTTTTTTGGGTAGTTTTTTAGATTTTTTACCACCAGTATTACGATTTAGTTCAGGACGAAGATCAGACCGTATCATATAACATATAAACATCATATATTCTTCAAACCCCATATCATTAAATCGCATAATCTGATTGGTGGCTTTTTTTCTGACCAAATATTCAGAAACATCTTTTTTAATGATACTTTCAAAAGTTTCACCATCCCTGTTTCTTAAGCGAAGATGCTGGAATAAATATTGAATCAAAAAATTACTAGGGTCAGTGATTTTTTGATTTAATTTTTCTATTGTTTCACTTATTTCTAATTTATTTTCATACGTGTTAGATTTGTATTTGTATTTTCATCTTCTTTATTCACATCATTTTCTATTACCACACCATCTATTTTTATTTGATCACCATAACTATCACTACTCATTTTATCTTCTAATATATGTTCTTTTTATTAATAATTCAAATTCAGGAATATCTAATATCTTTACACCTAATTCTTTTGCTTTATCTATTTTACTCGACTTTTCTGATTTGTCTTTTACAATAAGATAATGTGTAGATTTAGATATAGATGTTACTATTTTGCCTCCATTTTCTATAATTACTTTTTCATAATCTTTATTTCTAAAACCTGTGAATATAAACTTTTTATCTTTGATATTAGATTTTTCAATTTCGTCACTTTTTATTTCGCTTTTTTCTTCAATAATCTTGCATTTAACACCAAGACTATCATAGAACTCATAAAATCTTGGTAAATTTTCAATAAATAATTTTGCACTAATTTCTGCTATCCCTTCTACTTTCATAAGGTCTTCAATAGATATTTTAAGGCTTTTTTCGCGATTTTCAGGATTATCCACTAATATACTTGGATGTACGTCTGTAATCATTTTAATCTTCTTATAACTAAATCCTCTACCTAACATATTTGACGCATCCATTAAAACAAGACAATCAATCTCTTTAATCTTTTCAAGAGACTTCAAGATATTATCTGCACTTTTGCCCTTAAAACCTTCTATTTTTAGCAAATCTTCCTTCTTTATTTTTAATATACTTTTGACATCATGAAATCCTGTATTATATATCTTAGTAATATTACCAGGACCCATATTATCAACATCTGCTGTTTTCATGAAATACACTATATTTTTAATATCAAAATCAGCATTTCTACCTTCACCAACCTTAATAATATCTACATGGGTATCATTCCATTTATAATCCTTATCTAATTCACCGGGCATACTTGGTTTTCCATTCGCTGATACCATCAATACCGATTGAATGTGAGGAATAACATTACCAGAACGTATTATTACAATTCTTGAACCAGGTCCAATATTATTTTTTTCTATATAACCAGCGTTGAAACCGGTAGCCTGTTTTATTTTAACATCATCTAATAATATTTCATCAAACTTGACAATAGGTTTTATATATTTATCCTTAGATATATTCCATTCAACTTCTTTTACAATAACTTCTACTTGTTCCAATGTGTGTATTGATTTAAAAGCAAATGAATATTCTGGATTTTTTCCAAGTGTTATTTCATAAACTTTACTAATTTCTGATATAACAATACCATCTATTACATATTTATTATTTCTTGCCTCTTCTAGATTTTTCGATAAAAATGCTAAGTTAATATCATTGTCAACTGTATTATTAACAACATTGAAATTCATTTTAGCCAACTCTGGTAAACCATTTGGTAAATTGGGATATACCATAGTATATGCAACAAAATCTATCATTTTCAATAAATCTTTATTTAAAATTTTAGAATTAACAGCACCACTTACAGTATTACGTGGATTAGATAAGGTATCATCAGCTTTCTTTAATTTATCCCAATTATCTTTTGATATGATAAATTCACCTCGTACAGCCAACTTATCCTGTTTTTTAATCTTAGGGAATCCACTAATATATTTATACAAATGTGATATGTCTTGACCTTCCCTACCATTACCGCGAGTATATAATTTAATATTATCACCATTATATACAAACATACCACTTACTCCGTCTAATTTGTCACTAATTAAATAGGGTCCTGGATACTTATTTTTATATTTAGTGATTTCGCTCTCACTATCTTTAATTTTATTTTGAGACCCCATATAATATGGTAAAACGACCTTATTATCAACGTCGGCTCCAACTCTTTTTAAGTAAGAATCTTTTGGATATTTTTTACGAATGTAATCTTTTATAATATCATAAATATCATCAGTTAATTTAGGTTGTCCACTATTGAAAAATGCTTTATCTGCTTCTGTGAGAACATTTATTATATCTTTTTTCTTATTAGTTTTAATAAAATCTTGTGGTCTCGCATTTATAAAACTATAATCATAATCCATAATCCACAATACTATTATATAGAAATCATTTTTTATATAAAAAAAAGGAAAATATTTAATATACTGAACTGGAAATGGCGTCAAGTAAGTACTTATTCTTATTTTTAATAATGTCAATACATCTCTTGATATAAAATATATTTTTGTTATAATAATTATCTGATTTATTTAATTTAAGTTTAAATTTCTTAGTAATATCAACGTCTATTCCACACATTGCATCTTCACGACAAAGACCTTTGCGTGTATATGAACTATAATATAAACTAATTTTAAGATATATTTTTTTGCAACTTTCTATATTTTTTTAATAGTAATTTATACTTTTCCATTAATATATATAATAAATATATATTAATATCTATATAAATATTAATATATAATGTATACTTTTTTAGACATGTTTGAATATATCTATTTTATTGACGAAACAGAAGATAAAGCACTGTCTTTACCTCATATAGATGTAGATTAAAATTATACTTTATCAGCAATACATCTGATAAGAAGGGGATTATTAGTTTCTGCATTTTTATTTGGAGAAAAATACTCCTCTTCCATATATATTTTTTTCATATTATATTTTATTAATAAGTTTTCTAATTTTTCAATGCTATATGGCCAACGTTTATGAGTGGTGGTGTAAGATAAATCATATTTATCGTAGATACTATTATTAATTAATACAGTATCGTTAATAGATCTAACTTCTATACAAATTTTTTGTTTTTTATCTAATAAATTAGTACATAATTTAAATATGTTTTCAGCTTTTTCATAAGGCATTGCATGTAAAAACCATCTCATATACACTATATCATATTGTTTTAAATTCTTATCATTTAAGAATAATTCAACATCTTGTTTTATATAAGTTATATTATTATAATCTATTTTAATAGTACCATTATAATCAATGGCATCAACTTGCATACCTTTTTTATTAAAAAATATACTATCTCTACAATTACCACATCCCAAATCTAATAAATATTTACAATCTTTACAATAATTTTCATGTACAAATTCGGCAAAAGAACTAGGTTTATTTATGTCGTGATCTGTTAATTTATAATAATTTTCCCAATAAGTTTTATTTAAATTTTTTTTATTTATGACAGGTCTTGGGTCCAATTTAATTTCAAAATCTAAATCCCAGTATCTTGAATAAGGTCCTTTTATAATATCATTATAAAAAAATTTTGGCCAATCGGCGTGTTTACCCGAAGGGATCTTCCAGTCGCCATATAATTGTGTTAAGTATAGATCACTATTTTTTGGTATACAATAATTTTTGTCATTCATATTTTTAATTTCTAATTGGGGAAATGCTGGATTAGCATATATATCACAATACAAACTTGATTTAGAAGTTTTAACTGAAATCAAATAGCCATTTTTTTTACAGCTTAATGTTCTGGTTCTTTTTAATTCATATTTATTAAAATCAATAGCATTCAATTTATCCCAATAGGATAAATGTATTGTAACATCAATATCGGTATCTTTTTTCATTAATTCATTTTCTCTTATACAACCCAATAATGTTCCGCAATCTAAATAATACGGTATATTATGTTCTTCTAAAATACTAACTACATTTTGTAAAATATAATTCATTAAACCAACCTTATCATTTTTATAATCTCTTATTTTTGTTACAGATATATCCTTTGAATATGGTAAATATTCAATAGGCATAATGTTTTTAACATAATTAATTGACGGAAAATTATCGTTATCATCAGTGGTCATAAAACACCAACTTTTTTTATATCCAATAAGCTTTTGTCCCCATCCATTTTTATTATCAATTCTTGTAATTTTTATATTATTATCATTAGAGTGATATTCAAATTTATCTTTATATTCGTGGAAAAAAAATAGTTCACCAGAATAATTATTCTTAATTACTTTACTATTTAATGGTGATGAACCTATTTTAATTGAAACAACGTCTTCTTTAAAGTGTTTTGATATATATTCTTGTATAGCTTTTGTCGGGTCTACATCATCAATCATAAAAATATCATAAGCATATATTTCTAAATTTTTTTTACGATTATCATAAGAATCTATATCTGTAATTTTTTTAAGTTTTTTAATACTATTATTATCATGTAATCCTATAATAATTTTTTCAGTTTGTTTTTGCATAGTTTCTAATAATGTTATATGACCTTTGTTAAATTTATCAAAACATCCGATTGTAAAAATATATTCAAAGACCATTTATATATATATATAATTTTTTTTACTGTAATATAAAGCACTTGGACCTACAAAAAGAGTTTATATAAAAGGTTAACTATTAATAATATAAAATAGCATAAATGCTATCAAGTAACATAAATATTAATGATACTGTATTGCTGAAAGAGCTATGTGAAAATATAAATAATAATTATAGTTTAAATAAAGAAAATCTTGATAAAAAAAAAATAACAAAATATAATTATATAACGAACTATGTTACCAACATGGATATAATTTATAAAAATAATATACTTGAAGAATATTCTTATAAATGCATAAATAAAAATATACTATATAAATTAAACAATAAGTATGATGGAGATCAAGTTGCTATTATTTGTTATAATGTATTAAATTGTGATTAAGATACGGAACATTTATTTTGTTTTTCTACGATTTTAATATCTTCTATCATTTTTAATATATGGTCTATATCGGGTCTATTGTCGGGATTTGTACTCCACATTTGTTTTATTAAATCTTGAAATTCTATAATTTCGATATCTTTAATATTTGGTCTATAATCTATCTGTATCAATTGGATAACATGTGGATTTAAATCCAATTCTGCATATGGTATTTTTCCAGTAAGTATAAACCAGAAATTAAGAGCTAGTGAATAAATATCAATTTTAAGATCATAATCTTCTCCATCATTAAATATAACTTCTGGTGCCATATATCTAAGTGTACCAGTGCAACCACTCATTTTATATTTGTCATGTTTTTTTTTGATAGTTCTTGATAATCCAAAATCCGTAAGTTTAATATGGAAGTCTTCGTTCAATAATATATTTGATGGTTTTAAATCACGGTGCATAATTGGATAATAACAATGATGTAGAAAATATACTGCCTGTGTTAGCTCATAAATCCACTTGTAAGCCTGTGTTTTTTTTGGTTTCCACAATTTTTTTTTTTGATTAGAGATATTGACATAATAATTATCCAATGAACCATGTGGCATAAATTCGTATAATAATAATAAAGGATCTGTTATAGTACAAGCTCCTAGAAATAAAACTAAATTTGGATGTCTTAAATGTGAGATAACGGAGATTTCATTTATCATATCCTGGTATTCAATATCATTATTGTTATGCTTTAAACATTTAACAACACACTTTAACCCTCTCCACGAAGCCTTATTTATAATACCATTTCCTCCCTCAGCAAGTTTTTCATATAATATGATTTCGCTATGTTTTAATTCCCACCATTCAGCTCTACCTCTAATATTAAATGGTACTTGTTCCATATATAATGAATTGCTGGAAGCACTCGATGTAATATCATCATCAGATTCTTTTTTTTGTGATATATATGCCATTATTACAATATTAATTGAATATTATTTATATATCATTTTTTCGTAAAAGTGATAAACCAGTTTTGCATTTCCCAAGAGATATTATAATCTATATTAAAACTTTTTGCTAATTCGCTGATACTTTGATAATCATGAATATAATAATACCTTTTAATAATTGTTGACTTATCCAATTTCCAATCAACATAATTTGCTCCTACAACAAAATCTCTACTATCACTTTTATTATTATTTAAATCATTAAAAAATTTCTCCTTTGACCAGAAAGATACTAATAATTTACCGTTATCATTTAAACAATTTATTAGTTTATCAATAGCCAAAAATTGTTCTTGAACAGTTTCTAGATGATGTAAAACTGCTATCGCAATAATTTTATCGTATTTTTTATTTGTTTTTAAATTTAATACATCAGAATAAAATACGTTAAGATTTTTTTTATTACAAATATCAAGTAAATTATTAGATATATCAAAACCCTCACATATATATCCCTGATTATTTGCATATACCATATTTTTTCCATTACCACAACCACAATCTAATAATGTTTTACTGCAACTTGTTTCATCTAAAAACATTTTAACATTATTCCATATTCTAACACGTGATGTATCAAAAGATTTGTATATTATATCATATTGTTGTGCTACGATATTATTATGTTTATTCATTGTTGACGTATATAATTACATATAATATATTACAAACTATTTTTATATATAATCCGCTGAACGACTTAGGTCGGCTTTTGGGACCTCTACAACATCATATGGTTCTTTATTTAATAATGGTGTATTAAAAGTGAGTTGCTGTGGTATATCATATATATCTCTTAATCTATGTCCGACTACATTATCATTATTGATACTTATTTTAAGGTCATTTGTATTATCAGTTGGTATCATATAAAATTCCGAGAAATGTCTATCTTTTTGTCTAGCGAATAATTTCCAATTATTGTTACCAGAATCTTTTTCATCAGATGTGCTTGCAACATAGGCAACCAAGCGAAATGTATCACCTGTTTCTTGTGTATTAACATACATACGGCGTTTATTAATATTATTAGCTAAATTTGTATGCGAGCGTGTATCTCCACGATTGAGTGGTGGATATAAATCATCATCTAAAACTTTTCTATCACGTGATACGGTATCGCTATCATTTTTGATATTAATAGTTGATTGTTTTAACTTATTAAATTCATCTACTGACATACATATTTTGTCATTATTGGAATTATCAATTTTTTTTGGTTTATCTTCTTGTGAATTAACATATATATATATAAGATATCCTATGATGATGGTAAATAGTAAGAATACAATAAATAGAATATATGGTAAATATTTTGTTAACATTATTATAATTTTAGTACAATCTAATAATACATTTGATAATAAATTAAATTGTAATAATAATTAAAGTATATATACCTTTCTGTCTACAATTATCACCTGTATTAAAATATATATGTTTGTGTTCAACCTCACAATCAATAACCTTTTTGAAATTATTTAGGTTGCAATAAGTTTTCCACTTATTATCGATATTATTTCTAATATTAATACAATGTGAACAATTATTACAGATATATTGCATTGTTTCGTAACATATAATAATTTTACAAGATTTATTATTATATTTTGCTGCTTTTTTAATTAATTCAATAATTTCTTTTTCTGTATCAGGATATTCTATCCATAACCAATAGATATCGTAAATAAAATCATAGTAATTATATTTAATAGCGTCACAATATTGAATATGTATACCATTTTCCTTCAATATTTTATCATTAAGTTTATGCCTTTCATTAAAAAAATTAATACCTTTTGTTATATTGGTATTAATATTTTTTTTACAATATAACAAAAAATCCCCAGCAGCGGCACCAATATCAAGTATATTAGTATTTTTG